CACCGGCAGGACATTTGTACGCGCGTAGGCGCAACCCTTCAGCCGCCTTGATGGCGGTTAATCCTCTATTGCTGATATTCATTGCTTTCTTTTTTAATTGTCAAAGCGGCATCGCCCTTCTCAAATTTGACATCGAGACCCAGTTCAACGGCTCTGAAGCCATAGAGGAGAGAGGGGAACAAGAGCAACTCACCCACGGCGGTAAGGACTGAGCCATCAATAACGCCCATCGGCGGGAGTAGGAATCCCGCGATGATGAGCGCAAGCGAAGTGATGAAACATACTGCGAATGTTGCCTTGCAGATGCAACACCTTTCTTTCTTTGACTTTGGTCTGCACATAGTATTTTTATATTTTCAAGGCCACGGCGGCCAACCTTTTGGCCACCGTCACCCGCTTCATCAGCATTCCTATCGAGTATCCCATATACAAGCTATTTTATTCAGAGACTCATTAACTTAGAATTTATGCTTCTCCACATATAGTTATAACCCGCCTGACTCGGATGGAGTGTGTCGTATGTAAAGCGCGATCGATTGAATCCATAGACAGTGGATGGGAGTGTAATAGTTCTCCCGCCATAAGTGACTGTCCATTCGCCAGGCATTGGAGTTGAATTAGGCTCGAAGACCTTGCACTCATCGCGGAAGTCATAATACTCAATCCCATATCTATTAGCCATGGCTATTGTCGCATTCCTCTGCATCGTTGACGGGCCATCATCATCATTCCGCTGATATGGTATAATTATCATAAGTTTCGCTGTAGGGTAGTTAGGCATGAAATACTTAAACAGCTTATTCCAAGCACCGCACCAAGTCCTCTCATCATCAGAATCTATAGTTCCGACAAACAAGGCGCGGAAATACAATGTATTGTCATCGTATTGCACTCCGCCAACAGAACCTGTAACAGCCTTGCACGCATCATATTGAGCCTGTGTTGCGTAAGGTGTACCATCAGCGTGCGTAGTACCTATCTGAGATGCGTTCATCGGCCAATAGATATCCGACCCATAAGTATTCTTGAGCCATATCTCTCGTTGCTGGACTGGGCCATACGCAGAGTCGTTCCACCCGAAGAAGAAACTAATATAAGACCATGGGTAATCTGCCAAAGAAGTGTATCTTACGAGCTGCTCGGTATCGTCCATGAAACCATGCGTAGAAATACCATTGTAGTGGCACTTAATGAGGGTCGAGCCACCCCATCCGTAATTTGCCCATTTCATCCTATTCTGCTTGGCGATGAAATAAGCATAACACTTACGTTTGTAGGTGCTTACCTGTGTATAGCCGTCAATGGGGCAGAACTCATCGCTGTCGGGTACATCTTCGATTCCTGTGTGGTTCGCATTTGTGATCGAATCTCCGCAAGCTGCATAATAACCATTATCATTCCCATCAAGTTCATCAACCCTTTCATTCAATGAGACTATCCCTTCAGTATTCTCGGCTACCTGTCCGGCTAAGGGGCTGACGATGGAGAAACTGGAAACTTCTATACCACCAACGATGTTGATGCGGACATCTGTCTTAGTCTTTTCCGCTGTTGCATCGCCGCCAAAACATAACATGATTGCGTAAAGTTCCTTACCATCATAAGTAGCAGGAACCTTGATGTTATTGAATACTTGATAGTCATTCGTCCTGCTCACGCTAAACGCAGCCCATGTCGTAGTATCACTTGCGCCTAACCCCTGACGAGTCCCACTTGCATTAAATACCGCATCAACGCTGCCACTTGAGTAGAATGACTTACTATCATCCACACCATAACGCAAGATGAACCATGTAATTGGCCCTAAAGATGCCCCTGTTTGTTTGAATCCAGCAGAGATGAAGAGTTCCGAAGAAGAAAAATCAATTCCATATCTGTCGTGTAAATCCGACACCTTCAAGAATGCCGTTGCATAGGATTGCCAAGATGCTTGTCCTCCTGTGCTGCGCCAATTAACGACATTGCCCGTTATTGTGTTCGCAACCTTAATCAGTTCGCCATCTGACCACATGGGATTGGGATATATGTCACTTGGCGTAATTAGATTGCGCGAATATCCATCAACTTCGTTATCCAAGAAGAAATTACCAGCCTCGAAAGCGAGTTTGGCTATAGTAACACTCTTGTTTCCAATTTTAGCGGTAGTAACCGCTGAATCTACGATGGTATCAGTATTAACAAAGTCATTAGGAGCAATCTCCTCCGACAGCCTTCCACCTAAGAACACCCAATCATGTAAGGTGTAGCCATTAGTCAGGTTCTGTCGCGTTGTAAGTTCATCCCAATTTATAACTATCTTGCACACCTCCCCCGTACTGAGAGTTGTCGTATAATATTTAATACCCGTATCAAGCCCACCGCCAGTCTTATATTTGAAATGCGCGAAAGCATCATACGAAGAACTCCCATTGGGATAACGGAAGATAGTCAATTGTTGGAATGTGCCAACATCTTGATTAACCTGAAGAGCGTATCTATAACCGCTCACCGAATTTTGGATTGATAAATCTTTTACACACAGGATTTGTGGGGAAACATTATCTGGAAAGTCCTTAAAGACACCTGCTTTCTTAATCACGTCAAACGATAGCCCCGAGAAACCAGTTTGTAATGTTTCTATGTCACCTAAAACATCTGACGCATTTGGAGAAAGTTTCCAATCACTCGATGTTGTGATGGTCACTCCGCTCAGCATCGAATAATTAAACGCTGCGTTATTTTTAGTATAGAACCCGAAAGTGATGTACTTAAACCCACTCGGTAGTGCTACAGCTGAAGATGGCCAATTATAACCAGTATGTACGAAACGCCAGCCTGTGCTGCTGAAATCGTCATCGTTCCTAACTTGTATGCGAATTCCTGACAATAATTCTTTAGCCGCATCTGACGCAGAGATGATAATGCTCCCCTCAGTATAAGGCACAGGAACAGAATAACAGGCATAATTATTGGGGGCAGGTGCGCCATTACCACTCCCTTGTATCGACCCACTTCGCCAATACTTTTCAGGGAGCATGGTGGGTGTATTCGCGGTGAACAATTTGATGTATGCCGTCTCACCAAGTAGTGGAATGCCGATATTTGCCTCTGCTTGCTCTTTCTGCGCATCCGTCAGCACCTGTGGATCAGTCAGCACAGCCGCCGTGTTGCTATTGACTGCGAGGGGAACAAACTGCGTTCCATCCCATCCGTAATCGGTATAGCTTGCTGCGTTTGGGTCGTTAGCTACCCGATAAATGGTATTGGCCGCTCCAGTAGCGGGAAGCGATGCAACGACTTGAATGGTTGTACTCGCAGGAACAATCAAATTATTAACCTCTGCTTTCGTATAAGTGTTCGCTTGTGGCGCGGCCGCGTCCGCCTTCGCCCCCTGTGCCGCCGTGGCAAAATCGCTCGCCTTCTTTCCACTGTCCGTCAAGTTCCCCTGACTATCAAGCCCAGCGAAATCGCCGCTAACCGCGTTGGCCACCTTGTCTGCCTTGCCGACAACCTGCGATGATACGTCAATAGCCGCGATGGCTGCGTCTACTTGTGCCTTTGTATATGTATCGCTCTTGTCGGCCTTGGCATCAAGAGCCGTTGTGAGTTCCGTGTTGGTAGGCAGAGCGGACAGCTTTGTAACAAGCGCGGACGTGATACCCGACTGGATAGCCGCCCATTGCGCAGACGTGAAGGGAGTTGATTCGACCTTGTATTCAAAGAGCCACGCCGTTCCATTATACTTATATCTGTCGTAGTACTGATTCCCCTGCGCATCCGTCTCAATAACGAAGCCGTAGTCGTTGTTGGTCGGATTCTGAACCGCTTGCAACTCGGCCAACGAATCGAACGTGCCTACGAAGTTGGCCGTTGAACTGGAAATCGAAGAATTGACGAACGCTTTATCGGCTAACTGATTCTGCGCAGATGCTTGAGAGGGGATGACCGCTTCGATGAGGTCGAGCGAGAGTTCGATGGGGTCTACCCTATCATCTACCTTGCCATCGGCATACAACTTGGTCGCAACCTCTTCGCCGTTGACCCTAACCTTGGCATTGGGGTAGCCGCTATTGCCCGCTTTAAGATTGACGCCGTTATTGTCGAGATCAATTCCACCCGCGATGCCGTTGACGTAGATATTGTTGCCCGATAGACGGATATCGGCTTGTAGGGTGGGATTGTTCGCAGCTTTGATGAGGGTCTCGGTGTCGCTTGCGCTCCCTGCGAGATTCTTGACCGTGCCGCCCGCTTGCTCTGCGCCTATATTCTCGCGCGCTTGTTGCTTCTGCGCGGCGGTGAAGGTCTGCGCCGATACCTTGACGAAATCCTCAATATCGGATATCGTCTCTTGCGCGCCGATATTCTCGCGCGCTTGTGCTTTCTGCGCCTCGTTGGGCGATTGGGGGTTGTAAAGCACGGCTTGTTGGTCACCAGGAGCCACCGCTTCGATGATGTCCGCTACCATATCGAATGCATCGCCTACCCTCTCGGCGGTGTTGCCGCCGATTTGTTGCTCTTCCGCGATGAGTTCCGCGCGGGCGCGTAGTTCGTCAATTGTTGCCATATATTTATGCCTTTCCGATAGATTTGATTTTGACTAAGCCACCACGCGGGGCATTGCCCTTGCAGCAGCCGCCGTTGAGATGGTTGAAGTATTCGACACATTGGCCAAAGTAGAATTCGGCCATATTCTGCACATCGCGCCGCGCGTTGGCTCTGTTCTTGTCATCCATCCGCGTAGCGTAGGTGTCATCGTGCTGCATATAGCCAGACCTCGTTACAATGCCGCCATTGGCCGTTACGAACTTGGCATAGGCCATATAGGCCACCGCCTTTTTAAGTCCTGCGCAGACCTTTGGGTTGCAGCCGCAATCGCCGCTATATGTGCCGCCGATGAAGAGGATGCGCTCGGCATCGGGAATCTCGGAGTCGCGCACCGCATCCACGAATGTAGTGTACAACTCATAGCCGATTAGCGGGATGACATCCCTATCCTCGACCTCTCGCACATAGGCAAGCACCTCGTCTTGGTCGATATGCTTTGAAGTGGGCCGCGCGAGTTGCAGGAACTCGTCAACGCTTATGAGATGCTTTTCATTCATTGCCTTCGATGGTTATATATTTGAGGGGAGCGATGGAGAAATCGCTGAACGAGTCTGCTTTCCAAGACTTGAATATGCGCTCAAACACGCGCTCTATGAATCGTTGTTCGTGGGTAACCTCACCCGCGTAGTATTCGTAGGCATCGCGCATCACTTGGCCAGAGAATCCAAGTTTACCTATGCGGATAGCGTGGAATAGTTCTTGATGGAATTGCGCGTAGATTCGCTCGGTGGTGGTGGAGTCGGTCGTGGCAAAGTCCTTGTCGAAGTTGTGGTGGGGAAACTCTTGGATGCGCGGTGCGTCTTCCATATCCTCGACCTCGATAAGCATAAGCTGCCCCGCCTTGACATCGCCTTGAAACTGCGTCAAGTCTTCCATTTTGATCCCATCGCGGGTCTCGGCGTAGCCGTGTTCACCGACATCGGGCGCGCCCATCTTGGTAATCATCATCGCGCTCACCAAGAAGTTAGAGCGCACGTTGCGATACTTGACATTGCCAAGCCCCTCATCGGTTGATATCTCAGTAACGGCAGGGGCGTAGGTGGGGATAGGATAATGCATACCGCCCGCCATACTCACCCATAGAATCTGCCCGCGATAGTAGTCGATGCCGCCTACCGCTTCCATCTGCGCCTGCACCACCTCTGGCCGTGGGTCGAAGACTGGCCAACGCTTGATAGTCTCATTGTTGACCGCCACATAGCCGCCCTTGCGCTTTAGTTTACCGCTCCAGTCGGGATGGGTGCAGATGTGAGAAACGAATCCGTGGTCATCCTCTTCCTCTAATCGGCAATGTTCAAATGGTACTGTCGTTAACTCGGTGATTTCGCCAAGCGCGTTATAGTTGACGTGGATGGCGAATCCCGCAAATTTGGTGAGATCGTCCGCGACCGCGTGGAGTAGGTCATCAGCCGTGCGACCTTCCCTGCCTACCACATAGGCTGCGAGATTCTCGTCCGCGAATCCGAACCCCTCAACGAACTTGCGATAGCGGTCTAAGCATAGCGATGCCGTACCACTCGCGGCCACGATATCGGAGAGGTGCTGCGGGTATAAGTTGTTGTAGCCATAAGATTGGATGTTGAAGCGGCTAATGTCGGCCACCTCAACTCGTTCTTGCGGCTTTATGGTGTTCTTGACGTTCATTGTGCTTTCTTCGCTTTCTTGGCCTTTGTTTTCGGGCGCAGTTCGCCCACGCGCGAGAAGCGAGTGACCATATTTGGGAAGAGAATTAGGTATTCGGCTGCAATCTCATCCGTGAGATTGGCATTGGTATAGACTGCGCCGCCGTGGAAGTTGGGCGATGTTAGTACAATGCCATTCTTCAGCCAGAATTTCTTTTCTTGTGCCATTTGATTATTCGATTTGAGTTGCTTGTGAATGAGGATTACCGCATCGTGGAAGCAGTTTTGGCACGAAGTTACGCGCAATTCAACTCCCATAACGGCCTTATATAGCGACCGAATGGCCGCTTTATCCTCAAGGGAATAGGGAGCATCGAATCGCTCCCTCAACCCTTGAAGAATGGTTAGTGCATCGTCTCGCGTCACTGTGGGTCAGCGGTCAAAGAGTCGTACATCTCCTTAGTTGTAGCAGCCGTGCCAGACACAAGGAACATCCCCGATTTGGGCGCGCCGCTCTCCGTGAGCGTGAGCAATACACCGCCAAGCGTGTCATCGGAGTTGGCATCGCGTTCGCCTGCGCTTGCGCGCATTCCGTTCTGCAATCCGAAAATCTGATACTCAGCCGTGCCAGTCGCACTTGACGCGCCATCATTCTTCAGCTTGTTGCGAAGGATTACAACGTTGTCGGAGTTGGAGAGGGCATCTACGATGTCCTTCGCGGTGGTGCTGCCCCAAGTGGGTACAAGCAGCTGCACTGACGATTCCCAGGTGTTAGCGTAAGTGCCGACATTGAGCGTCTGCGTTGAGCCATTGAAGGGGGATGCGCCCTGCTGAATGCACTTGTAGCCGCGCTTACCGCTCACCAACTGAATCTCCTGCACCTCGTTTGGATTCTGCGAAGAAATCGTGTAGTTCTCGATGTAGGAGCGGGGGATGATTACGCCGTCAGCCTCAAAGCCCTTAACGAGCGGAGATGCGCAGTTGGGGATGATGTCTGCGGCCAAGATGGTATCACATACTGAAGCCATATTCGTTGAATTTTAGAGTTAGTAAAATAGACAAGCGGGTGAGGCTCGTTCGCCTCAAGGGCTATCCCCACCCGCTCATCGTGCGTTGCCAGATTACCAAGCGACCTGCAATTTCTCGTTGTCGAAGACCATCGTGTCAATCTTGCCGGTGGCATAGATGTAGTTGTAGCGGTCTTTCTTGTCGAAGAAGATATCGAAGTCGCTGAACAAATCCTCGGCATTCGTGCCAACACCAAGATTGCGGATGGTGGAGTAGACGGCGCGGAAGGGCTTGTTCCAAGCGGTGCCTGTGTTCTCGAACTTGTCAATCATCTGATCCCAGATACGGACGCGGGCCACGCGGACACCATCATACTCGGCAATGTCGAAGCCCTCGAAGACGGCCTCCCACGGAAGAATGGTATTGTATGTCTTCTTGATGTCGTAAGCCAGAGCGTCAGCGAGTCGGCCAGTCAAGAGTATGACTCCATCTGGGTCTCCCTGCAACTTGGCAGGAGCGTTGAACTTGAGCGTGTCGAGAATGCCGGTAGCTACGCCAGAGCCAAGAATCGCGCTCTTCTGGGTGGCGTAGGTGGTCTGAGCGTTAGCGGCAATGGCCGTCAGCTGCGCGGGATTGGCCGTGACGATAGCGGCAAATCTCTTGAAGAAGCCATCGCAAGCCTTGAAGAGTTCCACGTCTACGCCATTGGTGATTATTCCACCATCGGAGATGTTTTCGGCTGAGGTATCGCCGAAATAGGCGATTCGCCACATCATCACGCGCATAGCCTTTTCAAGAGCGGGTCGAAGGATAACATCCATAAACTCTCCACTTGTGAGGTCTTGGATATCGGTGCCGGTGTTGAGCGTGTACTCGGCGATGGTGTTCTCAAGGACGGTGTAGCAGATCTTGAGAGCGATGTTCCAATCGCCAAGTTCCCAGGTCTTGCCGCTATTAGCGAGTCCGCCATCCTTGTAGGTGGGGTTACACCCTGCACCCGCTACGCCTACATCGTCCAGATCGCCCCAGAAGCCAGCCTTTTCGCCATTCTTGACGCGGAGGATGTTAACGTAGTTGCGCAGATTCTCATCGCTCCAGAATTCCTCGCGGATGAGGTCGCGGAGCGCAGTTACATCACCAGGGCAGAAGGTGATGTTGGAAAGATAGTTGTTAGCTGCCATTTCTTACGTTGTTGTTAATGGTTGATTACTTGTTCGCTTTCTTCGCGCGGATTTCCTCAAGTCGCTTTTGGAGATGCGACTTTTCGCCCTCTTCGGCCTTGACGGCTGCGTTGTGGCCTTCCACTACGCGACCATCGGGCTGCGCGGTTGTCTTGATGTGTGCGAGAACTTTGTCGATGCCGCCTGCGACCTTCACGGCATTGAGGATTCGCATATCCTCTACGCTCTTGGCGTTGGCGGTGGCCTCTTCGGCCTTGGCGTTAGCCTCTTCGAGCTGCTTCTTGAGGTCTTCGTTCTCCTTGCGTAGCTGCTCGATTTCGCTTTCGTCTTCGTTGTCCTCTTCAATTTCGATTTCGGTGATGACACCATTCTCGACTACGATAGTCTTGCCGTCTGGCATCTTGTGTGTGCCATCGGGGGATGCCTTGTCACCTACTTGCGGCTCTCCCTCTTCGCGTTCGATGGTGAGAGTGCCGCCAGTTGACGTTGACAACTCCATTGCAATGGGAGCTGCCTCTTCGACTACCTCTTCAGAGGCAATCAAAGCCTTGATTTTGTCAAGTAGACTCATTTCTTTTGTTTTGTTGTTATTATGCGGTTTTGCTTTCGCCGTTGTGGGGGCGATAACGCCAGAGATAAAGCCAAGCCTTTGTGCTTCGTCCGTGGTCATCCATTTGCCATCGTCCATTATCGCTTGCAACTCATCGCGCGTGGCGTTGGTGCGCTCGACATAGAGGTCGAGCATTTTGTCTTGCTCCGCTTGCATCTGGTCGGCCATCGAGCGCAGTTCGTCCGCGTTGAGTTGGCCGTCAGCGTATGGGATATAGGGGTTGTGGATGAGCAGGGATGCGTGAGGGCGCGCTTTCCTTCGCTCGATGGGAGCGGCGCAAAGGATGATAGTTGCCATTGACGCGCATTCGCCGTCAATAGTGGCCGATATCTCTTTGCCAGATGCTCGGAGTGCATCGTAAATCGTCCATCCTTCGCGGACATCGCCGCCCCTGCAATTGAGCGCGAGTTCTATCTTGCCATCGTCAGCAGGGATGGAAGCGAGAAATTCATCAACATCCTTGTACGACACGCTATCATCTGCGCCGCCAAAGAAGAATTGAGTGAACATCTGCTCATCCTTGCTAACGATATCTCCGTATATTCGTAATGTTGCCATAAGATCTGACTTTCTTTGCCACAAAAATACGATTTTTCGGTGCTTTAGAAACGTTTGCAAGTATGTAAGCCGCTAACATTCGACCGTTAGTGTGCCACTTTTGACCGCTTTTCGGGGGCGATATGGGCAAAAGATTGGCAATTCTTGGCCGAATTTATGGTGATATGGTCATTTTTCGGCTTGTTTTTGCCCACGATTCAAAAATAATGGTTACCTTTGTAGCGCGTTGAGATAACGCTTCCGTTCATAGTAAAAAGTTATCATCCTTTTTGTCGGGATTTGCGGCCTCTTGTACCGGCCAAAGAGGCTGCACCCGACTGCAAAGAATACTTTCTCACTTTACCATACCCCTTTTCCATTTTTATTCAGCTCTTCCCAAGCGGCCCTGCCCACGCGGCGGGGCTTTTTTTGTTATCTTTTTCGCGCGCTCACGAAAAAGATACGCACTAAAGAAAAAGCCGCTATCCTCACGGACGGCGGCCAAAACAAAATTTACCTAAAAAACAGATGAGAAACCAAAAAATAACACCTATAAACAAACACTTTCTTTCATTTTCCTAACGCACCGATATACGCTCATCTCGGATATATCGTACTTGATAGCCAGTTCTGCGACTATGGCCGTGACCTTGACACCCTGCGTCTTGAGCGATTCATATTCCTCATAGATAGGCAGCTTGGGGATATCTTCAGCCGTCACCCCGCCACGCTGCGCTGCAAGCAGGGTGGACGATAATACCTTGATGAGTTCGTATCTTGTCATTGCGTGACTGGTGCTTCGGCCATCGATTCAATAACGTTAACGCGCGTTGATACATCGTTAATCTCCTGCACACTCACGACTGGTGCGGGCATCTCACGGATGGCAGAGGCAAGCGCACTTGCCATCATCTCCATCCCTTCGCCCTCTCCGCTCTGGGTGGTGTAGATCGTGGCCGTTGGTTGGATAGGCACACCGCCGCCAATCTGGTTCATCGTGGAGAGCATAGGTGCGAACATAGCAGTCGCAGCAGCCGTCATCACGCTTTCTCCATTCGACAACTGAGCCGCTATCGAGTCGCTTTTGCTTGTGCCAGTACCGCTCACGTTGCCGCCACCTTCAGCGACACCGCCATCCGCGAACTTGGCCGAATTGATGGTCTTAATGGCGGTAGTGATATTGGCCATAACGGTCGCAATTGTCGTGGCCACGGCTGCGATGTTGCCAGGAAATGGAGTAGCCATTGCGGATGCCACGCCCGCGCTGATGGCCTTGCCGGTGTTGATTGCCACCTCTGCAAGTGCCAGAACCTTGGATGCCACGGCAGCTGCCTTGTTGTCATCGCCGAATGCTTCCATAATGGACGATATGCCGCCGAAGACGGCCTGCGCCACTTGGAATCTCGACTGCTCGACCTTGTTATTTTGCTCGACGAGCTTTTTATTCTCCTCGTTGTATTGCTTCTGAAGCTCAAGTTTCCTTTGCGCAAACTCCTGCTCACTCTCACCTTCGACTTGGTGGAGTGCTTCAAGCTCTTGCCGCTTCTGCTCGACTCTTAACTCTTGCTGCGCTACGGCGTTGGCTGACTCCTGGGCGATGCGTTGCTCAAAGTCTTGCTGAAGGGCTGCGAGTTCCTCTTGGTTGGCCGCGATGCGAAGCTGCGTCCGTTGTTGCTCATAGGACTGGGCGATAAGGGTTAGCCGCTCTTGCTTCTGTTCCTCGGTGAGTTCCGACTGCTCAATCTCCATCGTTGCCGCGTCTTGTTGTTGCTGCAACAATGCCATCCGCGCGTTGAATTGCTCTTCGCTACCCTTGCGGGTTGTCTCGATGATAAGCTGCAAGCGTTCTTCTTCAGCCTTGACCGCCTTGGAAATCATTTCCGCTTGGTGGCTCTCCTCCATCTGGAGCAATACGTTATTACGTTGCTGCGTGAGCGCGATGATGGTTGTATTGATAGCGGTCTGCGCCTCGGCGGTGAGATTCTTCTCGGTAGCCAAGCGCATTTGAAGGTCAGCGATGCGGCGGTCGAACGCTGCGCGCTGAGTCTCCAGTTCTCGCTGATATCTGTCCTTGATGAGCGCGAACAAGGCATCCTCAGACTCGCGAATGGCGGCTATCTCAGCCTTGAGGGATTCCTGCGTATCCTTGACGCTCTCCTTCCGTATCTCGGTGCGCTCTTTGTGGATTTCCTTCTCTGTCGAGACGAGCTGCCTTTGGAGTCGGAGTGTGCCGTTGTAGTAGGCGGCTTCCTTCGCGTAGACATCTGCGCGGAGCCTGGCGATTTCATCGTTCGTCTTTTCATCATTCTGCGTCTTCTTCGCGTCAGCCTCTGCAACCTCTAATCTACGCTTGGCCAATGCTACTTGCGTCTCCATCTCCTGCTTTTCAAGCGCGATGGCGGTGCGCAGGAACTTGGCGCGCTTTTCGGGATCATCGGTCTTGGCGGCAGCTGCGCGTAACAGGGCCACATCGCGCGCAGTCTTGGCCGACATCTCCTGCGCCCTGCGCGTCTCGTCCTCGATGGCTTGGCGTTCCTTTTCGAGTCGGATATTATCTTCTATCGCCACGTTGACCTCGCGGAAGTACTTGCCCACTATCGGCAGACGCTCGGCCAAGTGAGATAATCCCATTGCGAGATTCTCTGCACCCTGCACCGCGTCAAGTATGCGCCCAGTCAACTCTTGTATGACATTCAGCACCGCCTCAAGGGCGCGCTTGAATGGAGCGAGAATGACGTTGAATGCGCGCGTGTTTTCTTCGCTTGACGCGATACCCTCTTTGAGTGCCATAAAGGCGGCCGCAATAGCCGCGATGGTGGCCACGATGGGATTAGCCAGTAGGGCAAGAAGCTGCTTGCCGAAATCGGCCACGGCTGCACCCGCCATCTTGATTCCGTTGGCTACACCGCCACTCATCGCATCGCGTATCATCTGGAGTTGCTGAAACCACTTGCTCTGAGTGCCAAGCGTGTCCTTAATCGCATTTTCGTAGTTGCCTACGTTGCGATAGTATCGTTGCGTTGCTTCTTCAGCTTCCTTGATTTGGCTTGTGGTAGCGTTTATCGCTTCGCGTAACTCCTTGCCACGTTGACCGCTCTCCCTCTCGCTCTTTGAGAGGGAATCGTATTCCTTCGTCAAGTTGAATAGTTGCGCGCGTAGCTGCTTGAGAGAGCCATCTTGCGCCTCTTGAACCTTGATATTATTCTGGATCTCTTTGTTCAAGGTGCGAATCTCGCCGTTATAAACGTTGATTTGGTTCTTGGCAATGGCTACACCCTCGGCATAATCTTTTGCCGATATCGTGCCTTCTTCTTGCGCCGCGTCCAGTTTCATAAGCTGCGCGTTGCACTCAGCAATCTTCTGCTTGTATTCCTCGATGCCACGGACGGCATCGCTATAATTGACTCGAATGTTTAGTATTTGTTCTTGCTCGTCTGCCATAGTCTAATATTCAACTGGGATTCTTAACATTTTACACTTTGCAATGCCCTTACTATATTGCAGCGAGATGATGGCGAACTTGCCACCAAGCTGCTCAAAGTAATACGTTGCCGATAGGTCGAGCGCGATGATTTCTGCCGCGTTCATACGCACATCGACATCCACGATGCGCGGGTTGCGCATAATGGCGGCGAATGCCTTGTAACGATTATCCACGACTGACGAGAAGTCCATCGCCGCGAAGTCTGCCGCCATAAGGCTGATACCCGCGAATGTATCGACTGCCTCTTTGATGTAGAAGATGCAGGGCTTCGGCTGCTTATACTCCCACACCTGGCCATCGAAGTTCTCGCCAGTATCATCGACCAAGGTAGTATTCTTACGCTCAAAGTAGGGATAGTAGGCATTCTGTCCGACTGCGAACTGGCTTTTAAACCAGTCGCGGTCTTGTTCGATGGTATCATCATCGACCGCCATACTGCCATCGTTGCCGCCATCTGCCCATCGAAGGTGGTTAGACTGCGCCCATCCGCTTGCCTTGTATGCTACCGAATAGCCTGCGACCTTGTATGACCAGTCTATCGGAGCGGACGAGAATAGCGATTCGTAAGTGTAGAATCTAATTATGCTCTCGCTGACGGCCACGGGGAATGTGCCGCTTATGGCGGCAAGCGTGGCGATGTAGTCGATAATCTTGACGGAAGGGAGCGAGCGGATGACGTTGTAGTATGCCCCGACAATAGGCGCGGCATCGTTGGTCATTCCTATCTCGATATAGGATGATTGGGAGATGCTGAATGTCAGCGCACCAACGAGACGAACGTAGTATTTCTTTCCCGCCTGCACCTGGATGCTGCCGTCCAACGACATCTGCACACCACCGCTCACGCTGACAAGGGGCGCGGAGTAGCCGCCTACAACATTATCGGAGTCATCGACAATCTGGAGCGTGATGTCTGATGATTGGCCTTCAATACTTGTGAAGACGATGCCGACAAAGACGGAAGCCTTGAAGGTAGCCATTGACGTGAAACCCGATACATTCTCATTGCCAAAAAACTTAATGAACTGCTCTTGCTGACTGCCCCATATCTTCGTGCCGAACACCTCATAAGCCTTGTAGATAGTCGTGTTGCCAGTCGTGTTGCGGTCGCTTGTGACGAGTAGATTCGCGCCGCCTCTGGCTGACGATGGCAGGGTAAGGTACAACGCGCCACCATTACCGGTCATAACACCGCCACTCGCCAGGACAAAGGAATTGACCGCGCTCGGCTCGTCCTGGAAGTCGAACAACCCGCCCATCTGCGAGTTGATGAGCGAGAGGATGTACGATGACTTGACGGCGCGGAAGCAGGGAGAATGTGTGGCCGTGCCGACTGGCAACTTGATAGATTCTGGGTTGTCGGCCGCGTTGGAGTCGTGGAAGACAAGCGGCGTGGCCGATACGTTGCCCCATCTTGTAATGGCTGCGTGTTCGACAAGCGATGTCGAGCCGCTTGCCGTCAAGTCGGAGAGTTTATTCTCGCTCCCCAGGATATCGAATGCCACACCCGCTCCCCAGATGATGGTAATATCTATCGAATCTTCACCGATGGACATAAGGACTGCGCGCCCATTGCGGATGAGTGCCACGCCATCGCTTTCGTATTGCGCAGAGTGGAATGCATAGGGGTAGCTTGTCTTGTTGCTCACCACTTGCGACTCATCGAAGATGGCGAGATTGTGTTCCGTCCGTGGCAGCCTGACGGTATTGGTGTAGTTGGTCGAGATGCCCTTCAAGCCGTCAAGCACATTCCCCTTGTAGTTGAGGTTGATGTTGAGACCGCTTGCGGGAGTATCGACCAACTCGTTATCAATGTATAGTCTATCCGCGTTCATAGGCTCTGGATTTCTTCTTTTGGCAGGATGATGGTAGCGGTGAAGTCTTGCAGAGTGGCTTGCGAGAAGGTAGTGGTAGCCGTTG